TATTTTGTACGTTCTATATTTAAAGATGCTGGTCCTGATGAAGGATACCAATTTACTGTTTCTATTTCTAAACACTTTAATCAAGAAGCTAGAAGATTTCAAGCTCAAGGATATTATTGTCAAGCTCCATTAAAGAGTAAAGACTTTATGGCTTATTGGGATGACCAAAAAGCTAAATGTAGATGGGGTGTTATATATAAAGAAGGAGATCTTATTTGGTATATTTCTAGAGATTATTACATGTGGCTTAATTTTCTTCCCATCTATGACAAAGAAGAAAAAAGATTTGACTTTGCTAAGGTGAGAGATGCCCAGTATCACATGGCTTTATATGAATGTCTTGGAGAACTATCTTATAAACATCTACCTATTTTAAAGAAACGTCAGATAGCTAGTTCTTATTTCCACATGGCTAAATTAATTAATGCCTATTGGTTTGAAGAAGGTTCTGTAAATAAAATAGGAGCTAGTCTTAAAGATTACATTTCTGAGAAAGGTTCTTGGAGAATGCTTAATGAATATAGAAACTTCCTTAACGAACATACAGCCTGGTACAGACCATCTGAACCTGATAAGATATTCTCATGGCAGCAGAGAATTAAAGTGAGAATTGGAGGTCGTGACACATACAGGGGTAATAAAAGTATTATCACTGGTACGTCTTTTGAAAAGGATCCAACTAATGGTGTGGGTGGACCAGTTACATATTTCTTTCATGAGGAAGCAGGTATTGCTCCTAAGATGATGGATACATATGAGTTTATGAGACCAGCTATGCAATCTGGTATGGTGACCACTGGTACGTTTATAGCAGCAGGATCAGTGGGTGATCTTGATCAATGTCAACCTTTAAAGGATATGATATTGTACCCTCATAGGTATGGTATGTTTGCTGTAAAAACTAACTTAATAGATAACAAAGGAACTATAGGAGAAAGTGGGCTTTTTATTCCTGAGCAATGGAGTATGCCTCCTTACATAGATGAAGCCGGTAACTCTTTAGTTAAAGAAGCTTTAGCTGCTATTATAGAAGAACGTAAACAATGGTACAAAGATCTTCCTCCTGACCAGTATCAGCTTCGTATATCTCAGAAACCCACTACTATAGAAGAAGCTTTTGCTACTAGAAAAGAATCTGTATTTCCTCCACATCTTGTTTCTAAACAACTTCAACGTATAGAAGATAAGATGTATCCTGTTGAATATCTGGAACTTACAAGAGATGCTGAAGGTAAAATTGTAGATAAAGTTTCTAGAAAATCTCCTATAATGGAATTTCCTTTAAGTAAAAAAGCTGATGATAAAGAAGGAGTAGTATGTATTTATGAAAGACCTTGTAAAAATCCCACCTTTGGGATGTACTATGCTTCTATAGATCCTGTTTCTGAAGGTAAAGCAGAGCATGTTGATAACATGTTATATACCCCAACAGGTAGAAAAAGAATAGGTGACATACAAATAGGAGATCAAGTAATTGGTTCTAATGGAGAACCTATTAATGTGATTAGTGTTTACCCGCAAGGAGTTAAAAAAATGTGTAATATAACATTCAGTGATGGGCATAGTATAAGAGTATGTGAAGATCATTTATGGGATGTAAAATTAAATGGTGGAACAAAAGGATATATTACACTTTCTGTAAAAGATTTATTAAACAATACTAAAACAATTACATATAAGGGAACAGGTAGAAATACTAAAAAAGAATATACAATTTCTACTTATTATAAAGATAAACAAAATAGAAATAAATGGTCAATACCAATAGTTAAACCTATTGGTTTTGATCTTGGTAAAAGGTTACCTATTAATTCTTATTTACTAGGTTTACTATTAGGTGATGGAGGATTGTCTCAAAAATCTATTAGATTTAGTACAGTTGATACAGAGTTAATTAATTCTATTGAACATATATTAGAAGATGACTTATTAATCAAAAAAGTTAAAAATTCAAATTGTGATTATGCACTTATTACAAAAGTTGGTTCAAGAAATTCACTAACTAAAAGATTAAAAGAATTAGGTTTAAAAGGTAAAAGGTCTGAAGATAAATTTATACCACAAGAATACATGTATGCAACGGGATCTAGTAGATTATCCTTATTACAAGGATTGATGGATACAGACGGTTCTTATTCAAATCATGGTGCTGAGTTTTACTCATCATCAAAAACATTAGCATATCAAGTTGTTGAATTAGTACAATCATTAGGAGGAATAGCAAAAATAAGATGTAAAAAAACAACTCATTTAGATTCTTATATTGTAAGAGTATTATTGCCTGAATATCTTAATCCTTTTATACTAAAAAGAAAAAGAAATATATACAAACCATCAAAAGTATTCAGTAGATACATAACAAATATAGAATATATTGATGATGCAGAAGCTATATGCATATCTGTTGATGCACCAGATAATCTTTATGTTACAGAACATGCTCTAGTTACACATAATACAACTACATCAGATTCTCTTTGTTCTATATATGTTTATAAAAATGCTGTAGAAGTAATTAAAAATGATGGAGAAAATTTATCACACACTATAGAAAGAGATAAGATAGTTGCTAGCTGGTGTGGAAGGTTTGATGATATTAAAAAAACACATGAACGTTTAGAAATAATTATAGAATGGTATAATGCCTGGACATTAGTAGAGAATAACGTGTCTTTATTTATCCATTACATGATGGAAAGAAAGAAACAAAAATATTTAGTGCCTAAGAATATGATGTTATTTTTAAAAGACATAGGAGCTAATACTAATGTTTTTCAGGAATATGGATGGAAAAACGTAGGAACTCTTTTTAAAGGAAACATTCTTTCGTATGGTATAGAATTTTTACAAGAAGAGTTGGACCACGAGTTAGAACCAGATGGAACCATTATTAAAACTATTTATGGGGTGGAAAGAATACCTGATCCCATGCTTCTAAAAGAAATGCAAGCATATCAAGATGGACTTAACGTGGATAGACTTGTAGCATTCTGTGCTTTAGTAGCATTTGCTAAAGTCCAACAAGCTAACAGAGGAATGTCTAAACGTGTAGAAGCTACAAATAAAAACTTGGACATCTCACAAAAATATAGTAAATTAAATTATAGTCCCTTTAGGCATATTGGAGCTAATAAAGGATCTTCTATGGCAAGTCCTAAAAGAAATGCTTTTAAAAATATAAGATAACATTATGGAAACAACAATTACTTTATCAGATTTAAATGCTGGAACTTATACATTTACTAATACAACAGCTGGAACTATCACTGATGTAACATATGTTATTTCTGAAAACATCACTTTAACTAATTAATCATGCAAATATATAATGCCTTACAACTTAAGAAAGGGGCCAAAGTTGAGTATAACAAAATGGGTACTCTGGTTCAACCTTTTCAGTTTGTTTCTGAAAAAGAAAAGGATGATCAGTGGAGGGCATGGAACCTTGACTGGTTGGAGTTTCAGGGAATGAAACAACTTAGACGTAATGCTAGAAGGTTAATGAAGAATTATAAACTGGCTAAAGGTATTATAGACAAGCAAGATTATATTGTAGAAGAAGATAATGAAATGGCTGACCTTATAGATACACTTACTAAAGAAGATGTATCTGCATTTGAGCTTAAGTTTTACCCTATTATTCCAAGTGTAATTAATGTTCTTACTAATGAGTTCTCTAAAAGAACATCAAGAATAATGTTTAGAGCCATAGATGACATGTCATATAATGAAATGTTAGAAGAAAAACGTCAAATGATTGAAGATGTTTTATTAAGTAAAGCTCAACAACAACAACAAGCTCAACTTCAAGAAATGGGGTTAGATCCTCAAAGTGAAGAAGCTCAACAGAAAATGTCTCCTGAAGCTCTTAGGTCTCTTCCTGAAATAGAAGCATTCTTTAAAAAAGACTATAGATCTATGATTGAAGAATGGGCTTCTCATCAAATGTCAGTGGATGAAGAAAGATTTAAAATGCAAGAACTTGAAGAAATGGCATTTAGAGATATGCTTATTACTGATAGAGAGTTTTGGCATTTTGATATGAAAGAAGATGACTATCAAGTAGAACTATGGAATCCTCTACTTACTTTTTATCACAAAAGTCCTGATGTACGTTATGTATCTCAAGGTAACTGGGTGGGCAAACTTGATATGATGTCTATATCAGATGTTGTAGATAAGTTTGGTTGGATGATGACTGAAGAACAACTAGAAGCTTTAGAAGCAATATATCCTGCAAGATCTGCTGGATATGCTGTACAAGGAATGCAAAATGATGGAAGTTACTATGACCCAACACGTTCACATGAATGGAATACACAAATGCCTTCATTGGCTTACAGACAGTTTACTAGTCTTTATGATGCTGGATCTCAGTTCGGAGATATTGTACAATGGATTTTATCAGACTCTGAAGATCTTCAAGACTTTGGTAAGTCATACATGTTACGTGTCTCTACAATATATTGGAAAAGTCAAAGAAAAGTTGGACACCTAACTAAGATAACAGAAGACGGTGATATTATACAAGATATAATATCAGAGGGATATGCTATTACAGATAAACCTGTATATGATACTTCTGTTTTCAAACAGAAAACAAAAGATAATTTAATAGGAGGAGAACATATAGATTGGATATGGATTAATGAAGTTTGGGGTGGAATTAAAATAGGACCTAACA